CTATTTTCCAAGAGTCTAGACTCAATTGAACAACCTCGTCATGACTTTGTTGATGTCATCGTTTTTGGTGGTATAACTCACGACATATCGTAAGTCGTGGTAGCGGTCTAGTTCCTTACGAACTTCTAGTTCTTCCTTACCATCTGAAACCAGTTTTTTTCCTTGTTCTACTAAGTCGAAAACCCTTTCAATGGCTTTTTGGTTAGTTGTCATAACAGTATGTTAGTTAGTGTGTATGTAAATGTTTTATTTGTGAAGAAAACTGCACCACTTACTCATTTTAAATTCGTTCGCGGTGTGCCCCAACCCCGAAGGCTTATTCCCCCTTGTCCACTTCCCATACTAGTTATAGGATATACACACACCTTCATAAAGTTAGTGTAAACATGGGTGTTTGGGGGGTTCTAGGGGGGAAAGAGGGTAAAATAAGAGTAAAATACAAGTAATTCTTTAGTAGAAGAGTGCTTGAAACCGTTCTTAATGAAGTTATTATTCTGTTTGCTGTGGCTGGGGCTAGTGTGTCCGGTATCGTCATTACAAAAAATCTATTCAGAAGCTCGCCTTTACATACAAAAGAGAGAAATAGATTTAATCTCTATATTGGCGATTTGGAAAAAGAAAACAAAAAGTTAAGAGGTCAAGTAAACCGTTCTAAACAACCATTAACCATCAAAGAGTATGACGAAGAGAACCCTATGGGTGCAATTAGTGAGTTAATCTCAGGTTTAGCCCCTATTTTACCCGCTTCTGTACGCCCCTTTCTTTCCAATCCGGGCGTAATCAAAGGTGCTGAGAAGTTATTACAAGAACATCCCGAAGAAATCAAAAACGTTTTATCTAAACTAGTAAACAAGAAACCTAATGCCAAACAAGAACCAAACAACGTGCAAGAATCTATCGATAGCATGTCTGTATAAGGGCAAACTTTGTACGGCTTGTTATTTAGGCTGGGGAATTATTCAAAAAGTCGATAAAGCCGGAAAAGAAACGTATTCCGTTGATTATTGCGGGTTTTGCAGACGATTTCTATAACTTTTTATACGAATATCGTGCATAACTTTTATGGTTAGCCTTAATACCCTATTTACACTTGGCATACTTGGCGCAGGTTTGCTCGCTTTCACTTCCCTAGGTGGTGCCGGTGGAATAGGAACAAAAGCTGGCGGTTATCTTGGTGGTGGATTAAGAGATTTTCAACAAAATATTTCAAGTTCTTTTAATCAGGCTTTAAAAGGATTAAACCCATTTGCAGCAGAAGCAGCACCACCACGAGAACCCATAATTGATTTACAATTATCATCAGACCCTTCAAGATATACAGACCCAGCCACAGTAGAAAGAAACTTACAAAATGCTACAGATATGAATACAGGTCAACCAATCGGAACTAGTCCACAATTACCAGACCCATACACTACTAAAACTGATGGCGGTCAAGTCGATACAAGCCCAGCACCACAAGCAACACCAATTGAAACCACACAAGAACCAGAAGTTAGAAGCGGTATTCCCGCAGTTTCTACACAAGGAATAGTAATCCCGACTACAACACCAACAAGTTATTTAGAACGAATTACACAATATGTAGCTCAACCATTAACCGTTTTAGCACCACAGCAAGCAACTAGTATTGCAATTTCAAGAGCAAAATCTAATTATGGTGGTTATGATTCACCAAATCAACAAAACCGAGCACTACAAAATCTTTTAGCATCAAACGCCCAAAAATATGGAGAGTACTTTAACTAATGGCTAAAAAAGGATTCCAGGGTAAGAAAAAAGGCAGTAAAGAAGAAAAAAGAGCCATAGCCAAAGCCCAAAAAGCTCGTAAAACAACAACTCGAACACGCCGAACCACACGAAAAGGCGATTTAACACTAAAACGTAAACCAGCCTTTCCAAACAAGCGTAAATCGTCACAAACTAAGCGTAAATCGTCACCTTCAAATACTACAAAGAGAAAGAAACCTATGGCAAAAACAACCAGAAAAGTCAAACAGAAAGCCCAAAATTTTCTTAAATCCGGCATTGTCGGAAAAGCAGTCACAGGTATTGGTGCAGCAGCACTAGTCGGTACTGTAATGAATAGAATTTTACCAGGCAGTCCAATTACTAATCTGGCACAACCAATCGCTGCTTATGCAGCAGGCGGAGGAATAGGAGCAGTAGCAAGTGTTCTAATCTCAGGGGGTCTAGGTTCCATAACAGGATTCTTAGGCGGACAACAAGCCGCAACCCCATCAGTTGGCAATGTGGAGTTTGGAGTATAATGGCTCTACCCGTACAACGTACTTACGTTATCCCGGTAGTTCCGACACTAAACGTTCCACAATTTATGACAGACCAACAAACCGGACAGAATAACTTTTTGATATTGACTCCAAATATACTACAAGACCTGGTAATGAATCCAGACGGTGGTGTCGGTGCAGTATACCGATTTCAACTAGTCAAAAATGGAAACACTACACCAGTTCGTGCAGACAGTCCATCGATGAGCCCAACAACTCAAGGAAGAGTTCCAATAGGAAACGTTTCTTTGAGCCCGGGCAACTATCAGTGGGAGGCGACTCAGACGGCAACTGGGGCAGGTCTAGCAGTAGTGACAATTCTTGCAAGATATGCAAGTCCGCTTAACTAGGTGAGATACCGTGCCGTTTAACTACACAGTATCTAACCTACCCCTTTTAGTTCCCATTAGAGTTATCTTACCTGCTGCAACAGCCAATCAAATTATATCATTCCCAGACAGGTTCCTAGGGCGTGCAGTATCACTAAAGATTACAAATAATGACGCTGCGAACGCATTAACTTATTCATATAATCAAAACTCTCAATTCTCTAACCTTGCTGCCAGTTCCTTTGACACCCTGGATGGTACAATAGTTAATTTCTTAGAAGTTAATACGGGTGCAGCAGGAACGTGTTTAGTAGAAGCCCAAGTGGCACCATTAATCGAACAAAAGGTTCAGAGTAAAACACAAGATACATTCTATTCTGTAAGAGTTCCAACAACACCAGAACAAAACGTCTTAGACGTAGAGGAGACAACATAATGTCATTTGGTGGCGGTGGTGGCTCAAGCGGTGTCACTGCACACATCCATAGCACGAGCAGTGGTGAGGGCGGTAGCTTGCGTATGCGTAATTCAACTACAACAGGCACAGCGATGGATATCAATTCAACAGTTTATCCTATTGAGGTGTTATTGTAATGGCAGACCCTGTAGTAGTTGGATATGAAGGACAAAAATTTATCGTAGACGCTAACACAAAAGCGTTATCTTTACATCGCCCTAATTATGCTGGTGCTGGTTCTATTTGGTCTGCAAGGGTTCAAGGAACTGACGCTTCAGCGGCAACAGCTTACGAAGTTCCTGCAACTAAAGTTTTTGTATTACTTCAAATGAATTGGACTTGTACGGGTGCAGAAGGTCAAATCTTAATTTATGATTATGATACCGCAGATACCGCAGGAGGAACAGAAGCCTGGAGAGGTTCAGGAGTATTGGATGTTCAGTGTTCCACTCCAATGTATAAAGAATTCGCAGCGGGTCAATTTATTAATTTAAAATCTGATTCAACTCAGTTAAATTGGAATCTTTTCGGTGTGGAGACTGACGCATAATGTCCGATTATATTTGTAATAATTGCGGTGACGATATCGATGACCACACATTAGAACAATTACAAATTTGTGACTTACAACGTAAATTAAAAAATCTAAAGGAGGTGTCTTAATGGAATCTTTTCTAGCAACTTTAGCCTTTTTAGGAATAGCTATGGTCTCAGTTTGTGGCGTAGTAGTTCTAAAAATCTATAACCCAAATTCTAACAAATGATTGAAGCAGCTATTGCTGTTAGCCTTGCAGTTCTAGGGCTAACGGTTCACAATATGCGGTGTATTCATAGAATAGAAAAAAAACTATTAATCTATATTTATGAAGAAAAAAAAGAAGGTCACGATTTACTCGATAAGTAAATCGGATTTTTCTTTACACACTCTACATTGTAAAGTATCTTTTGAGACAAAAGACCCACAAACTCCGCAAAAATACTGAATTCTTGTCTTGATTTTGTTTTTCTCTGCCCATATCTGCAAGCCTTCGTTTGCTATTTTCCAAGAGTCTAGACTCAATTGAACAACCTCGTCATGACTTTGTTGATGTCATCGTTTTTGGTGGTATAACTCACGACATATCGTAAGTCGTGGTAGCGGTCTAGTTCCTTACGAAC